TCATTGTTTGGTAGATATAATAATATCTTTTTTAGCAAACTTAATTATTCTTTCATCAATAATTTTATCAAAGTAATCCTGTACAAAATCTTCATTCTTATCATTCAATCCAAAAATATTTCTACCCATCTTGGCATTATCTTCTACTTTCTTAGCTTGTCTATAATTTAATTCTACACTTATGTTTGTTGCTCTTTGTGCCTTGATTGAATTAAGCATTTTACCAGTTAATCTTAAATCTGGAGGTGATGTTTGCCTACTTTTTGCCTTGCCTTTTGCTGTTGCNTTTCCTTGTGATTTTCTTTTAGCATATTTAAAACTATATTCTGGGAAGTCTCTACTTTTACCAGAACCATCTTGACTTATTCCTTCCACTGTATCTTGTAATATTTTAGTAACCAGTTTACCACCAAGCACCAACCACTGTGTTTTCTTTGTTTGTAGTAAATCTCTAAATTTTACTTTCATGCTTTTAGTGTCCAACTATGACGGCAGTTAAATCCACCCCTTAATCCAAATGGAGTTTTTAAATTATTTACTTCTTCTTCAGTATATCCCTCTGCTGGTTCATTTAATATTGTTTGTTTGCATATATCCCTTGTTCTTGTATCATTCGGTCCGAAATATGTCCATCTTACATCTTGCCCTTTAAATACTTGATACCTTGCAGTGTCATCAAAGGTTTTTATTGCAGTATCTACAGCAACATTCATTCTATAATCTTTCAATTTAACATTGACTAATTCATCAACTATTTCTTTTGATGATCTGCCATTATATAAGTTTTGAAATATTAAATTAGTTAGTTTTGTAGAATGTGCTTGTGCTTCTCCTAATAAATCAGCAGTATTTAATTCTTGTAATGTTTGAAGCCCTTGCAATCCTTCCCCAACAGTAAATGCTATCCCTCTTGATTCTGCCAAAGCAATAGAATCTTGTAATAGTTCACCATATCCATTTTCTAAATTATTTAAGGCATCACCATATCCAGCATTTATTAGTTCATCAAATAGATTTAATTGACCTATGGCATCTATTAATTGCCTATCACTTAATCCACTCAACCCATCAACAACCCTTGATAAGTTTGAGTTAAATGAACTTTCTAATGTACCTATTTCTGATATGAACCTATCAACTACCGACTGGGGTTGTGCCATTTAGTATTCTTTGAAATGTTGATTGTGGTTGTGGTGGTTCAGGTGGTGCTTGTTCTTCTTGTATCTCACCTAGCTTTTCTTCTAGTTCTGCATCACTCATATCTTTATTAAAATATAATAATACATCTTTTTGGGTAATAACACCATTAGCTAATTTCCAATCAAGTAATTTTAATTCTTGATCTATGCTCATTGGATAGTTTGTTTCAGCAAAATCAACTGAATATTCTTCAGATAGATTTAAAACATTATGCACCTCTAAAACTCTTCTATCAATCTTATATCTTTCATGCTCCCATTCTCTAAATATNGATATATCACTTTCCCTTGCTTCAAGGTTTTCNATTTCTAATATCTTTAATGCTTCACCAGATGGTGCATTGCCTACAGAATCACCCCATCTGATTCTAAGCTGATTGTTTTCTGCAACTTGGTTAGCCATAGACTTTGTTGCTTCAATAAGTTCTACAAGGCTACCACCAGGTGAAACATAATTAAACGATGCTCCTTCTGGTAATATGTAAGCATTGTCAATACCAGCACTTAATTTACTTTGCCCATCTTCAATGCCTGTAAATACAGCTTGACCTAACCTGAACCTTACTGATAAGGCTATTTCAGTCATTGCTATAGCTATATGATGAGCAGTCCTAGTTACATCATAACTGTTTTTTGAAAATGCAACCTTACTTATTGGAACTATACCATAGGGGTTAGTCATCTCTGTGTTGTCACCCACTGCATATCTTTTACCTTTTTCATCAAACTCAAAATGCAAACCTTCAATTTCATCCCTTGTTTCAGACCAGAATACAAACCTTCTTTTGGAATCATCCATGCTTTCTATTTCATAACTATACCCAAAAGGTTCAGTGTCACCATAAGCATAATACTCTTGCACCTTTGGCAATACCTCATATTCAAGCCTTTCTTTCCTTTCATTGTATCTTGTTTTCATATAACAAGAACCAAGTAACCAAGCCAACTCAGCATATTCTCTAGTTTTAGAATCTAATTTGTAGGCTATATTTTTATAATCATCATTCTGTTCACCATCAATTAATCTTAGTGGAGGTTGTTTATATAACATCATTCTTGCCTTAGCAAATCTAGGAACACAAGAACTTATAAATGGAGGAACTTGACTAAGTGACTCACTTGCAAACCAGGGTTCTAGATGACTATCTAAGTTTTGATTGTAATAGAAATCTAATGATTCCATCATGTTATAATCTTCTTGTGCCTTTTGATTATACCCAGCATTCTTTACACTTTGCAATACTGCCATTTCAGATAGTTCTGGGATGACCACCCTATTTACTGACTTACCAAAATTATACATCTTAACCTCTTACCATTTCATTGATGAACCAACCATTCTTCTGATTGGAAATCTGTATTCAATCCCATAACTACAAGCATCCAGTGCATGGGTTAGTTCCATATTATCTTTTGCTAATCCACCCCTTCTATCCCTTTGACATTGTTCTAAATCTTTTACCAGATAAACACATTTAGGATCAACAGTCATCCCTATATTACCTTCTGCATCTTTTAGTTTTCTATTCAAAGCATTTAATCTATCCACATGGCTAGGGTGTGATTTCTTTGCCCTAATTAAAAACCCATGATCCCTTAATATTTGATGATCACTTCTTCTACTAGTTGTGCTTCTGGCTTTACCAGCTGGGTCTGGATAGACTTCAGTATTGGGTGCAATCTTTTTCATAGCCAATGCAAGTTCTTCTGTGTTGCTGTTCTTTAACCTAACCTCATCATAAAAGTGTAATGTGCCATCAGTGTACTCTGTACATAATACAGCAGTGTTAAAATCTACGTTAAAGTCGCAACCCCACCATAGCTTACCAGATAAATCTTTTGCTTTCTTGCAATGTACTTGCCTATCAAAGTTCCATGCCGCCCTATTGCCTGTTGTCTCAAATGATCCTTCAAACTCCTGTTTAAAAACAACAGAATCCATTGTTCTTTTGGCTAGGTTTATTTCTTCTTCAGGTACAAAGCCACCTTCTAATGTAGTGAACTGCCATGACCTCCACTCTGGTTCTGATTGCCCTTTCATGTACAAATCATACATAGCATCATATCCATTAGGTGTGCCAATAAACAAGCACTCACCTTGTGTTGTAGATAACATAGGCATGATAATCTCTTCCCATACATGGGGTTTTATATATGCCATTTCATCCATTACACATTTTGTAATTTCCACACCCCTCAAATTATTTTCATTCTCAGAACCCTTTACAGATAACTCAGCACCATTATCAAACACTACACTCATTTCAGATTCATTAAGTTTAGCATTATCAAACCCACCAAAAATTTGCCTCAATATTGGAAAAACTATCATTTTACCTTGTCTATAGGTGGGTGTTAGATAAAATCTTCTTTCATTNGCTTCAAANGCATCNTTCATTANNTACATCAANCTNANTACAGTCTTNCCCCATCTACGCCCACATACNANTACCTTAAACCTAGAATCATCTTGAAGTATGTCTCTTCTAGTCTTATCTAATGTCCAATTAATCAACCAAATATCCTTTTAAATAATGACTTAGGTACTTTCTTTCCAGCCTTGTACAGTCTTTGCATCCTTGCAATATCTCTTGCCCTACCCCTTCTTTTAGAGCCTTTTAATCCAGACACATATTTTTTTGGTACAGTCTTATATCCTTTAGCTTTGGCAACCCTTCTATTCATCTTCTTCTTTTTTCTAGCCACTACTTTCCAACCTTTTTCATGGCCACTTTATGAGATTGGGTAAATGTACTTCCCTTTCTCATTGCTGTTACCATTGCCCTTAGATGCTTTCTAGTATGATGCCTAGCGTGTCTCCTCATTGCAGACACTTGCCTCTTGTTTAAACCAGTAACACTTACGCCTTTTACCTTCATCTTTTTCTTCTTCTCTTTCTTTCCATTCTAGCCAGTATGGGATCATGTTTAATTCTTTTTCTACCCTTTACTATCTTAATAAATGAATTTACCCTAGCACTTGCCCAACTGCTTGGTGTCATCCCTGGTCTTGTACCTGAACCAACAGCGGCACCCAAACCTCTCCTGTAAACTTTCATCAAGGATGATTTCTTTATCTTATTCTTCCTTGCTAATTGACCTAGCCTCTTTGATACACTTGCTGATATTCTAGCCATCATCTATCACCATTACTTGTATTGGTTCTGATTTATTAATTATTTCTCTTTCTTGCTTTGGTTTACCTTCTGTTCTATCTGCCAATTCCCTTGCCGCCTGAACATTGCCCTTCATAGCTTCACTTATTTGCCCAATTATCACAGCGTGTCTAAATGATTTATCTGCTTCAAGGTTTAAGTTCTTTACCTTACCATTACTCATCTTCATTGTTATGTTTATTTCATTAGAGTTTAATAATTCATTTGCAACATCTGCCCATGCTTGTCCTTTCTTTGGTCTGCCATTTGGGTTTCCAGATTGCCCTTTCTTAAATGGTTTACCAAATACTCTTTTGCTGTTTTCTTGCTGTTTATCAGGCATAATTATTTGGGAGTGAAGTGAGACCATTTGCCTCTATCTTGTCGTGATTTGACTCCACTCCCTTATTTAAAATTGCTTTTTTACCAGTAAACTCTTCCCATCTTTTAACTATTACATCACAGTAATGTGGATCAAGTTCCATGCCATAACATTTGCGATTAGTTTTCTCACAAGCTATAAGGGTTGATCCAGAACCAAGAAACAAATCCATTATAATATCAGCATTATGATTAGATATAGCTTTTGTTGCTAACTCTACAGGTTTTTGAGTAGGATGTAATTTATTTTTAGAATCTCTATCAAAATTCCATACAGTATCTTGATTATTACTACCAGCCCATCTTAATGTTTTATTTTTTGGTTTCCAGTATAAGCAAGGTTCATGCTTTTGTTTATAATGAATATTCATATTAAAAGTAGAATTGTTTTTAACCCAAATTATAAGAGAATGAATATCACCATATTTATAAACTGAATTATATAAATCAAATGGATAAGAACCAGCAAACCAAGTATAACAAGCACCTATACAATTCTCAGATATTATTGGTATTACTTTAGAATAGATATTAGTGCCAATATGATCGTCTTTTAATTTTTTTCTTTTTTTACTACCTCCATCATAATCAACTCCATAAGGCGGATCAGTAAACACCATATCAGCTTTATTTCCATCCATCAATATATCAACATCTTCTTTGTTAGTTGCATCCCCACATAATAAGCGATGATCTCCTAATATCCATAAATCACCTTGCTTTGTTATAGCTTCTTCTACTTCTGGAATCTCATCATCATCTATTAACCCTTGTTCTGGTTCATCTTCATAGAATTGTAATTCATCATCTGTGAATCCCCAATCCATTAAATCATCTACATCAAAGTAATTAGCTAATGAATCATAATCCCATTCACCAACATTCTTATTAAGCCTTACATTTAATTCTTTCTCCTGGTCAAGAGTCAAATCAACTTCAACACATGGAATTTTATCCATGCCTATTGCCCTTGCAATCTTTAATCTTTGGTGACCACCAACAAGAATATTTTTCCTGTCTTTGTTTTTATTGATGATTAATGGATCAACTAATCCAAATCTTTCAAGTGAATCTTTTAAATTACTATATTGCTCTTTGGTTAATTGTCTGGGATTATATTCAGCAGATATAATTTCAGAACTGTTATACTCTACTATTTTCATTATCTTTTTTTGCCAAACTTCATCTTATTTTTCTTCTTACTTCCTTTGGCTTTTTTATTTTTTTTCTTTGATCCATAATGATAAGGCATTATAACTCCTATAAATTAATTGGTATAATTTAAAATCAAAGATATGTTTTATAAAATACACAAAAGCCCCAGAATTAACTGAGGCTTTTTTAAGTGGTTTAATGATATATTCTATTAATTACTTAACCTATCACATTCCTTTTGCACTTCAGACATTGCATTTTTAACAGTAGTAATTATTTTTACATTATTACTAGAATATCCATCCTTTAACCAAAGTCCATATTGTTCTTCAACTTTCAACCTATTGGTATTTAAAGTGGTTAAGGATGGTGACCATTTACCACATTCATGTATTATTATTGAATAGTATTTCATGTTTTAACTCCTTATTTGGTTTTTATTCATTTCAAATACTGTTTCATATTTAAACTTTGTTCTTCTTTTTTTACCCCCATCATAAAGTGAGGCATATTTGTTAAACTCTTCCATTCTGCCTTCAGCCCTANCCTGTTGTTCAACAGTTGTTTCTTCAACAGTTTCAATCTTTTTTATAAGTGCTTTTGATATTATATAATGTTCCCAAGAAAATTTTAAACACTCCCTACCAAACATAAATGTTTCACTTTCAAAATAACCTTTCCATTTTTTACCATCTATTTCTGTTATTCTGTATTGAGTATCTTTGTTTAGGTTTTTCATTTATTAAATTCTTTTACCATTTACTTTTCTTACTTGATTGCTGTAAGCATAAGAATCAAAACCAGCACTGCCCCCCAAAGTAAATACGTACATTAAACCTCTTTCATCAGCATCTATGTCTATTACCTCAACAGTAATGTAGTCATGCTCATAATTCAATTCTAGCTTATCGCCAATCTTTATTTCCATTGTTTTTCCATTTTTTGTTGTTTTATTCATGACTAAATATAATAGATAATATATATATAATGCAAGGGTTTATTAACCCTTAACTAAGGGTATGTTTTATTAACAATCAGGGCATTGTTTTCTTTTTTTGCCTAATGTTGGTATCATGCCAGATGGGTATTTTTTATAAGTACCAGCATCTAGCCACCTGGCTGAATCACACCAACAGCTATTACACTTTTTACAATAATAAATCATATTGTCTATTGTTCTTTTGGTGTGCTTATATGGTCTTTTTTTCTCTCTAAATACTGCTCTTTGTCTAATTTCACTGGTTCTTTCCAGTATCCAATCAATGATATGTTCTTCATCTTTAGACATTTACAAGTTTCTCAGGTGAGTAATCTACTGCACAACAACTTGATCCTTGTTTAATCTGGTATTCATTATTGGGAAATTGTCTATCTCCACATTTAGTACACCAAGCCTTGTAAACTCCTGTAGGTGTTTTTTGAAACTTAGATAAAAAACTTTCTTTTTTAACTGCATTATCAAAGTTGTTATTCTTCCACCTGGTCATTCTTCTGTTTATATCAAAGGTTTTTTGCATTTCAAACTTTAACAGTGATCCACCTTCATTTGATTCTGTCCAGTAGTTTACAAACTTCATCAACATCACATTATCAAAACCATTCTTTTCTTGCAATGCCTTACACTTTTTCATAAAATCTTTTTCTCTTTCATGTTTATCTTTTTTTTTATCTTTTACTTTAACCTTATCTTTATCTTTATCTTTAAGAGTTACAGTAACCCTTTGAGAACCCTTATATAATTTCTTTTCTACAAGTCTTTTAATAACACTCATGTGAGGTTTAGAATGTTCTTTAAGTTCACCATATTGGAAGTCTATGAATGATGGTATGAAATACTGATCTTCACCTTCTATGTACTGCATTTTATCTTTAATAATATCTGGCAATTCTTCATAGGTTACTGTTTCACCAATTATAAACTCTGCTAATTCCCAATCAGCATCCCAGATTCCAGCATGATCACACTTACCTAATAAATAAATCCATACAAGCTTGTTTTTAGTTGATAACTTTCTAAACCAAGCCTTATCCCATATCTTTGTATCTATAAATCTCTTAGCCACTTATTTCTCCTATTTTGTTTTTTAATTCAGTTTCTAACTCTTTAAAATCTAATTTATTTTTATTTATTGAATTAGCTTCTTTTTTTAATCTGTTAAGCCTTGCCTTGCCTAATGTCTTTTCTGCCCATTCTTTTGCTTCTATTGGGTGTTTATGCCACCAGTACAAATGACAACCCAGGCACAAAGCTTTTACATTATCTACATTAAATTGCATTTTTCTAAATTTACCTTTAGGATAGATATGTGAGGCATGGAGTCTATCAGACTTGCCACACCTCAAACATACCTTATCCCTTAGTACCACATACTCCCTAACCAATTTATTAAGCTTAGTCTTTTGTGCTTTGGTCATTAAAACTAAATTGAAGTTGTTTAAATCTTTGATAAGCACTGCCGCCAACTTTTATTTTACCTTTACTTAACAGTAATTTATAAAAATTAATAAGCATTTTAAGACTAGCTTTATGATCAGTTTTAGAAAAGCTTGTCATCATCCTTTGGTTCATTTGGCATACTACAAGCAATCCTAAACATTTCTGGCATGATTCTATCAATAGCTTTGACTGCATCATCTAAACTATCTTCAACCAATGTTGATCCAACTAACCTTGTAGCATTATTAAAAGCCATGCCCCATTTAATTGCAAGGTCTGTATTTTGTGGTTTTTTTATATCTGCACTTTCAACTGCTGTACCATCTAATGAATACCCACCACCTCTATTACTTGCAATGGTAACAGATGTATTTACAGGCATTGTGTTTAGGTGATCGATTACCATAACAGTATCTGCATCTTGGTGTACAAATAGGTTTTTTTCAACCCCCTGGTTAAGAACGCCAAACATTGTGCTTCCATTACTGCACAACTTTCCTGTGCCATTATAGGATTTAGTTACTGTTATTGAATCACCTTCATTGATTCTGTCAAGATTAATACTAGGTCTATTTGCCATTTTACCTCCTTAGTATGTTATTATTTGATAAAATATTCTGATTAAAAGCACTATCACAACTGGTGCTAATATTAAAGGCAATGATTCATCAAGAAATTCTATTACCCTTTCAATAAAGTTTAACATTATTTATCCCCTTTCCATTTATTTATTAAAAAAATTATGTAATGAACAACAAACAAAAACAAGATTGTGTTAAGTAAGTATTCTGATATATCTATTAAAATCATTTATCCCTCATTTTTTTATTAATATCTGTTAAAAGTTCTAAATGAAATGTTAATATTTTATCATAGGCATCAATCTTTTTTTCTACCCTGTGTAATCTCCATAGAATACTTATGTTCAATGCCAACATCATCAGCATAGTAAACTCCCAGTAAGGAAAATACTCTGTGCTAAATAATACTTCCCAATAATATCTCATATTTTACTCCTTTAAAATAAAGTGTATTGATCTGGATTATTATCATCTTCAGTTGTTCTGAGTCTCCAAAGATGCTCTTTCTTACCATACAAACCTTCAACCTTTATATTAGTCTTTATGATTTTATGGTCATCAGTAAGATTTGTCATTGCCCTTCTAATAGATGTGATTGGACAGTTAAGATTTAATTTGTCAAGAACCTGAGATGGGCTTAATGGTTTGCCATAAGTACAAAAATAAGAATATATAAGTTCTTCCTGACTTCTTGCCTTTCTATGACTTTCTTTTAGTTCTTGACCTTTTTCAGAAGTTGTGTTGTAATAACTCATTTCAAATCCTTCAAATCATTTGCTATTTGCTGAAATTCATCTGCAACCTTGCTATCTGGGTACATATTAGCAAAGTGTTCTAAAGCCTCTATAATATGCCCATATTCCCTTTTATTTACTGTTATTTGAACATTACCAGAAGGCTGAGTCAAAGGTGGGTTTGTAGTTGCGGAGTCCCCCTTAAACATGACATCCTCAACCTTCTGGATTTTAGGTGCGTACTCTTCCACTATCTTATTAATTCTTATACATAATGCTCCAAAGTGTATTAGTTTTTGTGAATCTGAATCTAAATCTTCACCCTCTGTAATAGTCATAAGTGATTGAACAGCAGTGAACAAATTAATTGCAACTGTTTCAAGTTCAAGGTATTGCTTTTGACTGTGTTTATTTAACATTGGATATGGCATTATTTTTCCTCCCTTTGATAATATAATCTATTTACTAGATTGGTAATGTTTTTATTTATTCCATTTGGAAACACTAAGGCTTCAACTATTTCAGGCATCCTATGCTGTACTTCTTTGAACTCTTTATCTATGTCATTTAGCAGTTCTTCCATTGTATTGCCAACTGCACAAGTATACCTCATTGCAACCTCACCTTCATACATAATTTCAGCATGATACATATAATCATGTGGTACTCTTTTCTCCATTACTTACCCCCTTTTCCATTCTACATAAGGATCACAATCTTTCCATCCATGTTTCAAACCTAGCTTTACATATGATTCAGGTTTTAAAAAACATTTAGATAGTTTACCAGCACTTCCATTTTTTTTATAATTGTGAAAAATGACAAAATCCCTTATTCCATTTTCATTATAATGAATATCAGTACAAACTCCTAAAGTAGAATAAGTATTACACATATCAACAACTTCACCTATTTCTACTGTATTTAATGTTTCGGTAAATTGACCAAATAGCTTTTTCATTGATAACTCCATATTGTTTATTTTATTCATACCCAATGTTATATTGGTTTTTTCAAAAAACAAAGAGTTTTATTTTTTATTTATAGGGTTAGTTAACTCTAAGGGGTGGGGAAAGTGGCAAGGGTGCTTTATATTATGAATAAGGATGTAATGGAGTTAACACCCTGTTCACCCTTGCCATTTAGGGTAGAAACTTAAACATTATTATAATTAATTAAAACTCTTCTTCTATATTAAATTTTATACTAAACAATTTATCTGCAACTTGAGACATATTTAATTTATTATCTTTGAATCTTGCAAATAGATAAGATTGTTCTGCATCATCACCAACATCTGCTGAGTCACTACAAAATACAAAAGGTATCAAATTGCCTTTTGTTCTATTCCAAACATCACTAACAACAGTATCACTTCCAGTGACCTCTGCATCATAAGCTGTAGGCATCAGGTCACTGCTTTGAATAAAACTAAAAGACATATCATAATTTATTCTACCACCATAAACACCAAANGCATTTGTTGAAGTTGCAAATGGTGATTTACTTCTTGCATTAGCAAACCTTCTACCTAAATGTGAGGCATTGCCAAACTTTTGACCACCTCTAGAAGTTTGTATTGAAACTCCATCATATACTATTGTTCTTGTTAATCTAATATCTGGTGCATGAGGCATGGTGTATGATTCGCCAATTAACAAGCACCCAATCTTCAAATCATAAGTAGAATTAAAAGTACCATTAGTTGCCGCCACACTACCCTGTGAAGCAGTGCCTTCAAATTGAATACCCCAATATTGATCTGTGCTAGAATTAAATGTAAAAATAGTTGATCCATCTGTTGCTGGTTCAACAACATTATTTCCAATATTATCAGCATTTACAACCTCAGATACTCCAGCTATAGCTGTTGCTGATCCCATATCAGCAGATTGCACATTGCTTTCTGTTCCACTGTGTGCAACTCTTACCTTTGCTTCTGCACTTTTCATATTATGATTTAAAAGGGCAATAAAATCACAATTAAATAAGTTAGTGCCTAAATCTAAATTAACTAATACATGATCAGCCCTTACTGTGGCGCTTGCAGAAGTTTCAAAATGCACCTGGTTCATTGGTCGCATATCAAATAATTCTGCTTCACTACCAGCATTAAAAGTGTTAATTATATCTGATCCACTAACAA